AACGAGAGCCGTTAGTCACCTTGCCCTCAAGTTCACACACCGGATTACCGGCGGCTCTTGCGCTTATGACGTTTCATTTTGATGCCCTCCTTTCTTGCCTAGAGTAGAGAACCAAATCATAGCATCGTTGTGGTTTCGAATCAATTTATTCTTCGCCGCTGCGGTCTCTTGTCTTAGGCGGATGCTTTCCGGTTAACGCCTCAAGCTGCTGCTGTTTCTGCCGCGCCAACGCTTCGGCTTTCTGGCGCTGCTTGAGCGAGTGGAGCATTGCGGTCATTTGCGGCGGGTGCAGCATGCGTAGGAACATATCCTGATCTATAGACCGCGACTTCAACAGCAACGTCGCCATTTCTTCGGTTTCCATCGTGAATAACGGCGAGTGCGAATGCCCCGACACGCGCATGGTGAAATCGGTTGGCGCTTGCGCAGGTAAAAACTCCGGCAATTTTTCGTTATCGAGTTTGATCGGCTGGTCGTCGTTCTTCATTTTGAGCTTAACGCCGATATCGCCAATGCGAACGAGTGGTTTTTCGAGGCCGACCGCCACGCGGCGAATACGACCGCCGCCGGTGATCTGCATTTGTTTCGCTTGCTTGCCGCCGCGCGCGCCGCCGGTTCCTTTGCCAGCAACGATCTCCGTCAGGCCAGACGCTTCCATCATCAGGTTGCCAATTTGCGCATACTCGGCAAACAAATCTTCCGGCATTTGCGGGTAAAGTCTGTCAACCTTTGCGCCGGGCGTGGAATCCGCAACCCAGTTGTCGCCCGATCCAAGCGCACCGAATTTTTCGTCGTCGATTCCCATGAAGCCGGAGAAAACTTTCGACGGGTTAGCTTGCTGGTCGAGAAGATCGTTGATCTGGTCGAGGCGAGTTGACGACCAATCCTGAAGCGTTATCAGATGTTCTTCGTGGCAATCGCCCCAGAAATACTGATCCATCGCAAAAGGCGTGATCGGTGTGTAGGGATGTTCTTTCGGCAAAAAGAAATTCGTGTCGCTGGCGTAATCTTTATTTTCCTTGCCGCCTGCTTTTTTAATTGCCTCGATGACTTGGAGCGAATCTGACAACACGATATCTGGCTCAAGCATCGTGAAAGTGCGGTAATCATTGCGGTCGCTATCCCAGACGGTCAATTCATACATCGGCACCATCGGTGCCGTGACGCGCGCGCGGAAAGTTGGCGATGGGTCGTAAGACGGGTTTACTTCGCCCTGTATCGCGCCGGAAAGATTTGAGCCGCCGGTTGCTGCGACGACAAGTTGCGTCACGACGTTCGGAAGCCCTGTATCTTCTTCGCCGTCCGCCGTTTTTAGGAGACTTATCATCGAACCTTTGCCCGCGCGCACAAGCCTCTCGCAAGCCTCGTCGTAATTGATGATGAACATGTGGCAGAGCGCGGGCTGCGAAGCAAAGTCGGTAAGGCTTTCATCGAACACGCCGAACATGAACGGATTGATGCGCGTGATAAACTGCTGCTTGGTGATGTCGTTCCAGCCCTGTTTGCAAATCACCGTGTCGTAAATCAACGACCATGTGACGGCTTCGGCAATTTCGTCGCCTATGCCGTCATCTTGAACGTCTTGATTGAAACTGTCCTGCAACGCCGTGATCTGTTGAATTTCTGTTTCGTCGGCATCGGGTGCCGCGGCTATGGCATAATTAAACCCATCCGGCGAAAACAGAAAAGAACTTACCAAGCCAATGTGGCCATAAAGTCTGTTGTGCTTGACGAATGAATCGGAATTTTGCCCGAAGATGTAGTAGCGCCTGCGTTTCTGGTAGAGAGAATTGCGCTCATCACGCGATGTCATGCAGATGTCTCTAAGAAATCGAAGGAACGTTGCAAGTTCATCTTTATCTGATGGTATTTTCAAGCGGCCTCCGGCGCTGGTTTTCCAGCGTAATTGTCGTTTGCGCTCATACACCAGTTGAGCAAATACTCGTTCCAATCATGCGTCGGCATGCGCCAGTGCGGAGCGTACACCATCAGGTTCTCGACCTCGGCGATTTTGTGGCCCTCGTAAATGCGCAACCCTACCAACATCTCAATCTCCGTTATACGGGCGCGCGACAACCTTGGCGGGCGGCGGGGCGACCGAAGCAATCCCACCGTATGGCGCATCGGTGTTTATATTTTTGATCTTCTGCCCGCCACCGCTTGCCGACCATTGCGCGGCCACGGCGCCGTCTTTCGTCATCGGCACATCGAAGGTGATACCTCCGTAATTAATCGCGCGCGTTTCGGTGACCGGCGCTTGCTTCAGGGCTTGCTTGACCTTTTCGCCCGCGCGCGTACCGCCGCGCTGCCCCATATCTGACATGCCGTAACGTTCAGCTAGGCGGCGAAGTGTTTGGTCAGCATGGCTTGGCGATTTGAATTTCGGCGGCAGCCAGCACATGTCCTCGCTCTTGCAGGCAGGACAAGCAATCACTTCGGGTTGATCATCCCAGTTCGTGCGCTGGTTGCAGTCGAGGCAGACGTAAGAATGCCCGAAGTTATATCCTTTTCCGAGAACTTCTGGTTCAGGCATAGATGCTCCTCCATGTAGCGCGTAATCAGGCTTTCGTTGATAGCCACACCACCGAAACTTCGGTATTGGCTCGGCGGCAAACAACTATAGCACACGTAAAGCCTCTTGCCATCCACTTCGACAGGCAGCCATTGGTTGCCTTTGCAGGACGCACACCGGTCGAAGATCGTGAAATTTTTATCGGAATGGATTTTGTTACGCTTGATGGGTACGGCGGGCGCTTTGAGATACATCAGGCTGTTCTTGTCTGCCGATTTGTGCGCGTTGTTAGCTTTCTTCCAAATAATTTCCCGATTTTCAACTTGCCGGATGACTTCTTCGTAACCCTGCGCTATTTGCGGGCTGATGGATTGCTCGCCGATCAAAAATCTTTTCACCACCATTCGAGCCTTGCCCCACAGCATGCCCATTAATCTTTCGTCAAGCGGCAATTGCGAATTGTACCAATGATCGTTCCGGTTTTTATAATACCATGCGCGGATTTCAGCGAGGGTCATGGATAAGCATCCCGTGTTGGGCGTTGATGGTCATTTCCTCCCATCGGCCGTCGGTGAATATCATGGGAGATAAGTTTTCGTATGCAACGATGATCTTCCCGTGAAAAACAATGTGCTTCATATCAGTATATTCAAGGAATAAATAGCGCATCGGAAGTTTAGGAATAGCCTTCGCATATTCGGCCACTGTAAAAGTTGTCACGCTTCATCCCCTTCATCCGGTATCTTGATCCCACGATTCGCCATGAATTTCGCCACAAGAGAATCGACGGGATCGATGTTTTTTCCTTCTTCCCTTTCAAGTTCTTCCTTCATCGTCCGGCCATTCCGAGCCATGTCCCGCTGAATGTACGTATCCCACGACCAATAGGCCAACGCCGCCGCGATCACGCGGTCGTCATGCGCCTTGCCGCCCGCCGCAATCGAGCCCTGATCGCGCACGATCTTCCGATGTTCTTCAAGAGATATCATCGACCGAACACGGATGCGGCCGGTTTCGAAGCCGGTTTTGTATCGCTCCATCAGCTTCACTTTCAAATCGGGCGACATGATCCATTGCCGCATGCGCCCGCCGTTGAACGAATCCGTGCGGAAATAAAGAAATTCCTTCATGTGCCGCAGGCAGTTACGCAGCGATAAATCGTCATCCGTCGCGATAGACGGCGAAAGCCCGCGCAATCGGTTCAGCTCATCGAACGTCGCCGACCCGGCCCCGCCGATTTCAAGCTGCACCATCGTGTCTCGGTAAAGGCCAGCGAGATAGGCGATGATCCATGCGAACTGATAGGGCTTCACGGTATTCGACGCAAATTCTGCCACTTGCACGATGCAGTCGGCGTAGCACCGCCCGACAAACAAAACGCTGCAATCGTTGTCGTCGCTTGAGCCATAAGCAGCGTCGGCGCCGATCACGTACCGACCAATTGGCGAAGGTTCTTCCCAAATTTTCAAGTCGGCTTTCGAGAGCATCGTCGAACTGACGCCCGTGTCGCCCGGCTGGTT